TAACAAAGGAGGAAGTATGAATACTTATAGAGTAGTATTAGCTTGGAATGTGCAAAAGACTTATTTTGTTGAAGCACATAATGAAGAAGAAGCAGAAGATCTAGCTAGAGATGGTGAAGGTCTTGATGAAAGTTATTCTTCATATGAGTTCGAAGATCACATTGAAACAACAAGGGAGGATGAATAATGTTACCACAAGAACTACTATTTCAGGTTCGTGAAGAACCTGTATACAACCAACATGGTACAAAGCTAGATGGCTACAAGCAGTTGGTTAAAGATGAAAACAACGAACTGATTGCAGTTCACAAGAACACATACCGAGTCATTTCACATGACAAAGCACATATCGAAGCACTTGATTTTCTACATGAAAACTTTGATACCAATGGTATGACTGAGCAACACAAGTGGTCTAACAATGGTGCTGTGATGGCTACTAGATTCTCTTTACCAGAGTATCAGATACCATTCAAAGATACATCCATTGGTCTAGAGGCTGTAGTATGGAACAGCTACAACGGTATGCGTTCATTTAGATTTGATCTAGGTTTCTTTTTATACCTATGTCTAAATGGTCTTAAAAATTCAGTATGGGATATTAGTTTGACTAATGCACACAAAGGTAGTGGTGATATCAAACTAGAATATCCTGGTATGTATTCAGCTATGGATGCACTACATACTGTACATAACTATATGGATGCCTGGTTAGGAGTACCAATAGATGACTATCAATTAGAAGCTGAAGTAGATAAGTTATGCTTTCAGCCAACACGTACTGACAAGAGTCATGTCAATCAAAATCACAAGAATTTTATTCTTGATGAGTACAATGGTAATTATGCACAGAAGTTTGGACCTAATAAATTCAGTGCATATCAAGCAATCACGCATTGGAGTACACATTATCCTAGCGATTCAGTAAATACTCGCTATGATAGAGAGAGGAAAGTGTCTAACATGGCTTGGTTTAGCCAAGCTGCCTAGAGTTTAGATGGGAGTACAATCTAATCCTTCCTCCTCCAAAAGTACTCCCATCCAACAATGCTTTCTATGTGGGAGGAAGTACACTTTACCAATGATGATAAACATAGATACGACAGGAACTAATCTGTTATGTATCAAATGTTACAACAGGAGTTATTATGAAAACAAAAACAAGAATAGTTAAGAAACTATGGAAAGGTATGTATATCTCATTAAGAGATTACGAAATCCAACAAGCCATTGATAAGAACTATACTATCCAGGCAGTTCACAAAGGTGAAGTAATGATACTTACACCATCAAGGCTTAAAGATATTGATTTAAGTATAGGCACACCACAGAAATCAGTGTATAGTGGTAAGACTTATAGACTTATAGATGTGAGGTGGAATCCCTATGACAGATCAGATAAATCCGAGCCATTACAAGCAAGGCAAAATTGAAACTTATGATTTCATAATGGAAAAAAAATTATCCTATCCATTAGGAAATGTGATAAAATATATTGTTAGACATAAGTTCAAAGGAGGAGTCGTAGATCTACAAAAGGCTATGTGGTATCTACAAAAAGCCATAGATGAATACGATAGATCCTAAGTTCCTTGCACGTAAACTAGCTAATGAAAAGAAACTCAAACCACAACGAAGAAAGTATAATCTTCGTGATCCCATGCAGCGTAAACAAGCATGGATCAGATCTGTTTGTTACTTTGCATATCTAGAAAAAGGTAGGGATGTAGCTAACGCATTACGTATTGAACTAACTAAACCATATGTTCAACCTAGTATCAAAAAGATAGCTAATGAAATATGGTCAAGAAAAAAAGAATTTGATAATATTATCGAGAGGAAGGTAAATGAATATTCACAAGCAAAAGAAAGTTATAGACAGAAGTCAAGGGATCGGAGGAAGTGATGCTACTAAAATAGTAGCTGGTACTTGGAAAGATCTATACCTAGAGAAGAAAGGTCTAAAAGAAAATGAAGATCTATCTTTTGTACTACCAGTACAACTAGGTATATATACCGAAGATTTCAATAGAGATTGGTTTGCTGCACAAACAGATATGCCAGTTAAAGAATGTGATTGGACACTCGTACACAATCCAGTAGATAAGAATGGAACTAAGTGGATGATGGCTAATCTAGATGGCTTTGTGTTAAACCAAGATCTTAAAACAATAGGTGTCTTTGAAGCAAAGCACGTACACGCATTTACTAAAGATGATACTATATTAGAAAAATACTATGCACAGATACAGCACTATATGATTGTATCTAATTTACCACAAGCATGGTTATCTATTATCTTTGGTAATAATAAATGGAAGTCATTTCATGTACAAGCTGACAAGAAGTTTCAAAAGAAACTAATCAAAGCAGAGGAAATGTTTTGGCAACATATTATTAATAATGAAGAACCTGCTGACTATGTAGAGTTCGATTCAATAGGAGGAACTAATGACTAAATATAAACCACTGGCTAAGCCAGAAGAACACAAAAGATACTGGGATCAACTTAAAGTTACTAACCCAGACTTTACTAAGAAGATCAACAAAGGCTTTGGTGAGATAACAACTATTGATCCAATGTGGCAGATCGGAAAGATGACTGAAGTATTCGGTCCGATTGGTGAAGGTTGGCAGTGGAACGCTGAGTACAAGTATACAGATACTTTAGTGTTCTGTGAGTTAAAGATGTGGGCTGGTTCACATTCAAGTGTTGGTGGCTTTGGACCTGTATCTTCAGTTCAATCATTGTACAAAAACAATGGTAAGCTAGATGATGAAGCACCTAAGAAAGCTATGACAGATGCACTAACAAAAGCTATGTCGCATCTAGGTATGAGTGCAGATGTATTCTTAGGTTTACATGATAGCAGTAAGTACATTGAAAAAGTCAAAGCAGATATTAAATCTAATGTAGATAAGTCAAAAGTTAAGGAGGTTACATGAAGTGTATAAGAGCTGGACATTACCAAACAACTATAGCATATGGGCATAGCCTAAATATTATAGTAAACATAGTGAAGGTAACTCCTCGCTTTCAAGACTCCGTTACTAAATGGAGGCTAACGATTGATGATACTCTCATCAAGAATCAACATAAATCTGATTGGGATTCTTACGCAACTGCTAAGAGGAAAGCTATTAGAATGTGTGAGAATCTACTAATGAATGACATCATTAGAAAGATTGAGAAGGCTTTTCCTAGACCAAAGGTAAAGTCAAAAGATAACCTAGTAGAGTTAAGGAGGTAATATGATTAACAGAGTAATACTAGTAGGTAGATTGGGTACAGATCCAGAGATCAAAGCTACCAGTAAAGGTGATGAGTTTGCTAACTTTAGCCTTGCAACTTCAAAGAAGATCAAGACCAAAGATGGTACGTGGCAAGAGAAAACTACTTGGCACAAGGTTACTACCTTTGATCCTAATCTAACACAGACTATCAAGAACTATGTATCAAAAGGTACAATGTTATATCTCGAAGGTGAGATAGATGTATCTGAATACACAGATAGTAATGGTAACAAACGTTATAACACTTCTATCATTATCCCTAGAATGGGTATCATGAAGATGTTAGGTGGTAAACAAGGTAGTAAAACCGACAATACCATTGAACAAATCAATGATGATATCCCTAGCGATATACCGTTTTAGTTTTAAAAGTTTACTCATGTACCAAAGTGATAGTGAAGGGGAAACCCTAAATGGTGATTGAGTAAAATAGAGGGTGCTAGTACAAACTATAGTGAAAGGAATTATTTTCGTGTATATATCCTCTAGTATTAGCACCCTCATAATGATAGAAAGAGTTAATGACAATGATTGTTAAAGGAGAATTAGATCAATTAGTAGACACACTTAACGATTACAGTGTCTATCTAAAGCAGTTCGGTTATGACACCGATACTATTTTTGCAGCATATGCCATCATGGCAGCTTCGCTATCAGGCAAAAAGATCAAGAAAAATCAAACTACAGATGCTATTAAAGAACGAATGAAAGAGCTTAGTGTTGTTCAGACACGTGCTTCTGATACAGTTCATTAGCATATTCCACTGCATCAAAATTATGATGTTCCCAAAACCTATGTTCTGGTTTATACTTACCCCATGTCAGCTCTGAATGGTGTTCAAAACACAACGGTACTACAAGTTGATTAGACCTTTTATGTTGAACCTGGCTACCACGTAGATGATGAACATTCATTGGTGTATTTGACATACAACCTGGAACACAACATCCGTGTTCAATTATTTTCATAAAATATTTTTTTTCTTTAGATGTATATTTTGCCATCCCATGAACCATCCTTCTTCAACAACATTGGAATGATTGAAGGTACACCATTGGTGATAACTCCACAAGATAATATTGGCTTTGCCATGTTTACTTTCATGTAAGCCATAGCCATAGATTTTTTATCTACAAGACATCCTACACACATACCCCAGTTCAAATGAAAGTCATTACCTACATATTCTATATTTGATTGAGTATGATAATGTCCTTGAACTACCGAAGCAGACATCATTTGTACTGCCTTTACAATATTTTTACATACTTGATGTGCAAAGTATACTCTACCCATAGGTGTTTCTTCCCAATGAGATTCTTTCCAAACCCATCCATGACCTACATCTAGTATTTCATTGTAGTCTTTTAGAAAAAATTTAGACATACCTTTTGCCATGGCACGTCTTAGCACCATAGATCCATGATTAGATTCTAGTAATGTCATTACAGGAAAGATTGCTTCTAGCTTCTTCATATGATATCTACCGATTTCAAGTTCATCAGCAGGTGAAGGTAGATCTGGATTAATTATGTGAGAAACATTAATTGAGTGCCAATCCATTTCAT